TTAGAACGCAAAAATTTCGCGATATTCTTTTTTAAGAACAACAGCGCGTTTCAAGTTATGAGCAACTGCAAACATAAAAGATTCACCTTGAATTTTAGCCAAACCACGGTATCTTACACGTTTTGGGTGTTTAGAAAAAGTGCGTTCATAAGGTGCGCGAAGTGCCGAAATCCATTTATCTAAATCAGTGTTTTTATCTTTCATATTATTCTTCAAAATTACCATAGGATTCAAACCAAGTGCAACAATTAATGCAACAGAGCCTTTGTCCGCCAAAACCGCACCAACATTGGGTAAAACGTGCTTTCCTGCTTCGGCATCAGTGACATTTGCTTTAGTTACTGCAACTTTATTGATAAGCCCGGATTGAACATCAACACCCACACTTTCCTTATATCCAAACCAAAATTTGTTCTTGCTTTTTGCACCAAATCGTGCATCTTTATCAGGAGAAAATTCTCCTTTTTGTGCAATGTCATTATTAAATTTTTCATAACCTGCTTGAATCGCTTTATCGAGTTCTTTCCAAACGTTTAACTTGCTTGTCAGAGCAGTTGCATCCATAAAAGTGAACATTTCTTTAAGCATTCCTTTTAGCTTTAATTGACGATTAACTTCATCAAAAATTTGACCCATTCTTTTTGTTCCAAGTGCTTTTCTGAACTTACAAAACGTTGAATAATCCGGTGTTTCTTCAATTAAGTCAAATCCCGCAAACCACTTTGCTGTGTTATTTTCTCGCATAAATCTTTCAAGTTCACGGTCAGATAAATCCTCTAAAAATTGTAACAATAAACACAATAATAATCGCTCTTTTCCATAACCAATACAGCCTGTTTCTTTTTCCATATTCTTTACAATTCTCATTACACTATTAAACTTTATCAACCCTTTAAAATGGCGATATGCGTGGTCTTTAGGCATTAAATCTTCAAGCGAAACCATTTGAATTTGTGAATATATTTTTATTACCGCCTTCTTTGTTTTTATGGTTTAATTATAACATAAATTTTTGCGCATGTCAACCCCTGTAATAGCCTAAATGTTCAGTAGCGTTCAGTATTCACTACTCACCGCGGATTGCTTGTCCGTGATGAGTTAGTAACAAATTAGTAACACAGAACCCTACTTCAAAAGTTGATTTACCCGGAAACCAATTCGCTATCCGAACCCCGTTTCATATTTGTAAACGGGATGTTCGGGATTGTCATTCATAGATAACGGGCGAACACAAAAAAGCCCGCCGGGGCGTAAACCTCGGTGGGCTTTGTGTTTTCGTGTCCGAATCGGACACGCATATATTTATCCCCCCTCACCCCAACAAAACAAAACTCTCAATCCCACAAGCACGCAACTCATTTATCCGATTTTCAGCGTTTTTCCTGTCACTAAACGAACCTGCAACTACCCGAAAAATAGTCTCACCGGCTCTTGCACTTACACCGGAAGAACCACTCGCACCGACAGAGCCACTTGCAGGATTTGTTTCGCTTTTCCACGAAATCCCCAAAAATTTCACAATCCCTTTAGCGTAAGCAACTGCAAAATTGCGTTGGCGCGCCGCTGTATTAAATTGCACAAAGTCATCGGGGTTGTCCATGAACCCAAGCTCGCAATATGCCGAAATGCAAGGCAGAGTGCTTAGCAAAAACGGGCTATCTTTAACCCCTCTGCTTGTCTGCCCCAACGCTTTGACCTCAGCTTCGATGAGCCTGCAAAGAGCGCTAGAACGCGGTTTAAAAGCCGAACTTTGCGCCGCAAAAACCTCAAAACCTCGCGCCGTTCCGTTAAAAGCGTTTGTGTGTATGCTGATATGAATGTCGGGTTTCCATGCCTTTGCCTTATTAAAAAAGTCTCTTGCTAAATCGTCAATGTCGCTTTCACGCGACATTAAAACTTCCTGCCCGTGGCGTTCAAGTTGACGTTTTAGCTCTAACGCGACAGTGAGATTTATGTTCTTCTCGTAAATCTTTCCATCTCTTGTTGTCGCCCCCACGTCTCTACCACCATGCCCCACTTCAATACTGATTTTAGCCATTCCACTAACCTCCTAAAATTTTTATTTTTCACTTTCTTGTGAAATTTTACTTTGTCCTTTTTTAAGAAAATTCAACAAAAATTTAGGAACGGGCACTCCCAATCTTTGCAGATTTTCTAAAATAGAAATAGCTTCGGTGATGAAAATCCACCCCGAAACCACCAAGCCAATTGGCAGGTTAAAAGGCAGTTCAAATGCAAAGCCTTTTCCTATATAACCGTGTCAAACCACGCGCCGACAGCGGTAATTACTGCAATAAATTCAATTTTTAATTTTGTTATTTCGCTCATTTTTCTCTCCTTTCTTTAGAACTATATCCCCATTAAATCCAACATAGTTTTACGCTCTGCATAATCTTTTTCGCTGTAAAACTCTACATTCGCTTTTTCCAAACACGAAACAAAATATTTTCTGAACTTTTTCGGTAGATATTCAAGAAACTGTTGGTCGTATTTTTCCATGAAATCCATGTCAAAGCTATCTAATGCGGGATATACATTATCGGGAATATCATCTATATACCGTTTAGCGGTCTCTATCCCCAATTTTTTGATGATATAAAGGGTATAAATAATATTGTCGTTAAATGAAAAAGTTGGTAGTAAATAATCTTCAATGTCGCGTATATCTTGTCTTACAATTCCATCTAACAACAATCTAACTCGAGCGGGTCTTGCTGAGTTGTTTGTAAAAGCGTCTTTTAAATTTTCATTAAACCAATCAGACATAAGCTCTTCATACAAATCCGGATTGAGTTTGTATAAAATGTTTTTGACACCCACTTTCGTAAGCCCTAAAAATGGATATAGCGTTTCTACGCCGTAAATTTCACGTTCTTCAAGAACAGAAAGCTTGTTGTTTTTATCTTTTAAAAATCTCAATGTTTCAATATCATCTGTCATCAATTTGCTATTTGCAGAAGCCGCTATTTTTTTAACATCTGCCAATAACAAACTACCTAAATTGTAATATCCATTACTAAAATGGGGGAATAAAAATTCGCTTGCATTTGTTACTATTATATTGCTTTTAAGTTTAGAATAAATCTTTTTAGCGGCTATTTCGTCTTGTTTTCCCGCTGTAAAATCAATAGAAATTGGAATAAGTTCGGGGCATAGTTCATATAAAGTTGCACTATCAATGCCACCTGATAAGTTTAGTGAAAAACTTTCTCTGCCTTTAAAAGACTGTTTAGATTTAGAGAATTTTCGCGCTGATATGCCGGATTTTGTTCTCTTGAAAATGTCATCTCTTGTTTGCTCGCTTATCTCAAAGTCAAACTTTATAGTGTTATATTTATGTCTGCATAAAGCCGCTAATATATATGCTATTTGGTCATGGTTTACAGCCATTCCATCGATGTCAGTTTTAACAAATAATGTGAACTCATTTATTTCATCATTTATGCTCTCAATAAGAACAACTTCAAAGCCGTTATTATTGATAACGGGGTTTTTTATTACAATCTCAGTTATAATTTCTCTTTTTGATTTTTTTTCAAGTATATCTCTATACTTTTTATTAGCTTGTAGAATTTTCATAGTTTAATATGCCCCCTTCCGGATGAAGCTTCTCCTATTTCACGCCATACTAATGTTTGAACACCATTAGGACTTGTTAAAACCGACCCGGCATAGTGATTACTCCATAACGGTGGGTTTAAAATTTTGTCGATGTTTGCATTTGAAGAAGTAACAAATCCCGAATTGTTTGTCAGTTGATTGGTATTGGTAGGTATGCTTGTATTTCCTGCCATCGCGGTTGTTGCAGTTGTGCCTATTGTTAAGTTAGATTTACCGTTCCAAGTGGCTTTTTCGGTTGCAGTAACATGCGCTGTTGTATTCCCCGTATGCGCTGTTAAGCCTGTATTCAATGCTTGCGTATTTTTTGCATGTTCATCTAAAACAGTATCAATAATATCAACGTTTTCGTTGTAATCGTCAATGTTATAAAAGTCTGTTTCTTCGGGCTTGTTTAACTTGTAATTTTCTGTTTTTATCATAAACGAACCTCTTTTCTTAATTTAAGTTTTTATTGGTAGTACCAAACTATACAAATTCCGGGCGCGCCAATCCCTCGTGTGTTGGTAGTAGAATTACCGGCTATTGCAACGCTCCCTAAACCGCCGCCACCACCGCCACCGCCAAGATATGCTGCCCCTGTTTGTCCGGCTCCACCGGCACCGTAACCTAATCCTCCTGTTGGAAAATTGTTTGCAATGTCATCACTTTCACGTCCTCCACCGCCGCCATCTCCACCATTTCCACCAAAACCGCCGCCACCGCCGCCGCCGCCACGACTTCCCCCCGAGCTAAAACCAAGTCCACCCTTTCCTTTTTCTCCTTTCCCAATTATAATTGGAATGGGTAAGTGCGTAAATAATGTGTTTATTCCATTTCCACCATCACCGGATTTTGCATTAGAATTAGCCACGCCACTTTCTCCGTTTTCAGTAGAACCTTTTCCCCCGCTCCCCGGGTTCGATGTGAAAGAACTGCCACCACCGCCACCGCCATAACTCCCATCACCGCCGTTACTTGCCACGCCACCGCTGCCGCCCATGCCACCGGCACCGCCACCAGTGCCACCTGAACCACCGGAACCGCCGACTCCGTTTATTACATCTATTCCATTTCCTCCCCCTGCGGCAGTTAAATGCAATCCAAATGAAGTGGAACCCGAAACCGAATTCCAAGTCCCACCACTACCAATTATAACAGAGACAGAATTTCCCGTGTTAACGCTAATTCTTGATATATTAATATGCCCACCGCCGCCGCCACCTGCACCACCACCGGCGACACTTCCTTGACGACCGCCACCTGCACCACCACCGCCAACACACAAAACAACCATTCCCATCGTGGTGTTATAATTCGGCACCGTCCAGTTGGTAGTAGAGGTAAATACTGCAACGCGCAAAGAGGGCAAAAGACTCAAATTATTTAACTTCGCCTTTTCATCAGAATTGACATGAATTGTCGTGTTTCCTGTATGCGATGTTAAAACGGCTTTTTCGCTCGAATTTGTGTGTAATGTCGTGTCTCCAGTGTGACCAAGCAGCTCAGATTTATCAGCTTTTTTCTCGTGAAGTTCAGCGTTTTTTTCTTCAAACAACTCCCTCAAAACATACCCTGCAAAGCTTGTGGTTACTACAATATTTCCGTTTCCATCAAGTGTAACAATCATTTTGAAATTAACGTTTATGGGGCAGTTTGAAAATAACGGAATAACATCAGCGTTTTGAGCCGTAATAACCGCAAACAAAACGCCCGAATTAACCCCGTCAGAAGCATAAAACCCGATTGTATTAAGTGAGTATGAATTATTAAGATTTATGTTTGAAATTTGAGCTTCCATTACAAATTGGTTGTTTTCAACCGGGTACAAACTGTAAGTCGCTCTTTGTACTACGTTTGGAATTTTCGTTATGTTTTCGACTTGCTGTATAACGTCCTCACTTGTTACAACTTCAACCGCTGTAAGTGAGCGTTCATTAAGTGTAATATTCCGCAAAAGTTCAATCCCCACGTTAGTAATCACCGGCGCATTATATTTAGCCATTTTTTCCTCCTAACTGTCCATGTGTAAAGCCGCTAAGCAGCATATTTTTTACTTCAGCTAAATTTTCTTTAGTTGCATATCCCGCAAAGCTTGAAGAAATAGATACATTCCCATTATCAACGTTAAATACAAGCTTAAAGTGCAAACTTATGGGATAACTTTTCTCAGTGGGAACGCGCTCGGGCGTTTTCGCCGTAATTACCGCAAACAAAACCCTCTCACCCACGCCGTTACTCGCATAAAACCCGATTGTATTAATGTCATAAGGCGTTGTAACAGTGACGTTCGTGAATTGAACTTCCATCACAAAGCGATTGTCGCCGTGAGAATAAAGGCTGTAAGGCGCGCTTTGAACAGGGCTTAAAATTTCACTTAAAGAAGCAACGTCAACAACGTTTTTCTCACTCGTGACAACGTTTTCGGCGGTTAGTTTCAGCGCGCTATTCATCGTAATTTCACGAATAAGATTTAAACCCGCATTAGTCATTTCAGGTGGATTATATTCAGCCATTTTTTCACTTTCCTTTCAAGTTAAGAGCAGTTTCAAAACTGATTTCTTTATGAACTAACAAGCCCGAAGCGGTGTTAACACTCTTTTCGGCGTTTAAGTTGACGTTCAAATTAAGGTTTACAGCGGTGTTTAGGGTGTGGGTGGTGGATTGTAGGAAGGCCGCGGTTGTTGTTAGTTTGGTTTCGCAGTTGTGGGGAATGTCAATCTCATCTAAATGAGCAGTCAATCGCTTATAAAACTCCGCCGTTCGCACAATCAACGAATAATCCGGCTGAATTTCAGATTTTACCGTGTATAAAATAAGCTTAAAGCAAAACGGTTTTCCCCCATACTCAAACCATTCTTTAACTTCAAAATGAGGAAAAACGCCGCTTAACGCCATAATCACCGCGCGCTTAGTCCCAAGCCGCTTATGAATTTTTACGCTGTCGTTTATGATTTGTCGCTTTGCCGTAACAGAAAGAGAATCATCATACCAATCAACGTGAAGGTCGTGAGCCAAAATATCAAGAATATTTTCATCTAACTCGTCAATTCGGGCATAAATAATGTTAAGGCGGGCAAGGCGAATATTTTCTTGTAGTTCCCCAGCAATCACCCGCCCCAAAGCAAGCATATTTTCATCGTTTTTAAGCGGTTCGGGAAGGGCTCGTGTGAATTCTATAGGAACCTCCAACGCGCTGTTATACAGGCTGTTACTCATCTTCCACACCCCCATAAATAACCGTTTCATTATTCAACACGGCTACGGAAGTGTCACCGACAACAGTAAAGACGGGGCTTCGGATTATCGTCCGTTTCGCGCCCGCCTTTATGATTAATTTTATGAGCATATCAGGGTTTATATCTCGCCCCATGGCACCCGTCTGCCAACGCTTATATTCGTCTATAGCCTTTAAAATCTCAGTTTGAATTAATGGTACGCTGTTTTGTCGCGGTCGCGGAATATAATATGTTATGTCAATGTTAAATGGCTGTCGGTCGGGCGCGGACACTTTTACAAGGTCGGTGAATGGTCTTACGCCATCGTCACCGCCCGCAAGAGTATTTTGAACAAGCCGGAGCATTTCCTCATCGGGTAATTCGCCGTTTTCAAGCAAAATCCGAATATCGGCAACGCCCGGTTCGGGACTTGTCGGCTTAACATCAACAATTCTCGCGCTCGCCGTTTTCGCCCAATAAACATACGCCCCCAACGGGCCCGCCGTGCTGAATGTTTCCATGCTGTTACGCAATCGTTCATAAAATGCATCGTCTGTTTCAACGTCCGCGCCGCCCTCGCTTGTCGTTATATTTTCCACTCGCCCATAAAACGGAAATAAGTCAACAATCTGAGAAATTTGTCCGGGTGTAAATCCGTTACCAACCGTCCCCGTCAGCTGACACACGGCAGGGGCATCGGCATACAGCTCACCCGGCAAAACGCTCACCGCTTCGCTCGTTTCAAAGATTATTTCCCCGTCAACCGTCACCCTCGTTGTTCGCGGTATTGTTATCGCGGAAGTTTGAGGCGCGGACAAATAAAAACGCATTGTCACACAAGCGGGCTGTGGCTCAAGCCGCCGCGTGTCCTTAAAAATTTCCGCAAGAGAATCTAAATATTCACCTTGAGCATATCGCGGTACATTTTGTTTCGCCGACTCGTTAATTATTACTCGCTCTTGTATGATAATGTCCGCAATCCATAAAATAAAAAGCCGCGCCGGGTCGGCAGGATAAAGCCGCCGCCCCGTCATAACCTCATACGCTTTAATAAGATTGTTCGTGAGTCGCTCCGTGTCCGTGTCAACAAAACTAATCTCAGGGAATTTTCTCTCATTACTAATCATCATATATTTCCACCTCCAAACGTGGGGTAATTTTACCCGCTATTTCATCTCGCTCGAAAAATATATCTACAATTTGAGCGCGCGGTTCATATTTTTCCACGGCATCTAAAACCTCAGCCGTTAAAAGTGCTTCGGCGGCGGGTGTTGGTTTGTCGATAAAACGGGCAGACAAGCCAAAATCACGCTCAAGAGGTGTGGTATTTTTTATAGTTGACAAAATCATAGTTAAATTTTGTATAATCTCTTCAAAAAGTGTTTTTGGTGCAAGATTTATTTTTACTTTTTCGTCCGATTTTATAGTATACGTCATTTTTTAAAAAATTCACCTCCTCGAATAAGCCGTAAGCTGTACGTTCACTTTCGCCGAAAGCAACTTACCTTTTTGAGCAAATCGTTCAAACTCTTCTGAAAGTTTGGTGATAACCCATTTATGTTTTCCGTAAGTTTTTCCACCGATAACCAACCTCATTATTTTTCCACTATCTTTAGCGTGGTTCAGCTTTTTTATTTCACTCATAGGCTCAACACCCAAAAAAACAGAAAAGTACATGTTAAAAGAAATTTTGTCGGCATCCGCCCCCGTATATTCAAGTAAAGAATCTTTTAAATGCCTGTTATGTGTGGCGTACTGTGCAGTGCTGTCCCGTTTCATACCGCTGAAAGTATTAACTTTATTACGTGACACGCTGAAAACAATGTCCCCTAAAGTCCCTATTTTCGCCATATTTTTAAATCCCTCCCAAAACAAAGCCGTCACTTTCGCCATTCGGCAAATACAAACAAAGCACATATTGTCCGACAACGGGAAGCCACGGATTTATAATCAAGTCGTGGTTATGATTTTCAAAACTCGTCTCACCGCTCCCGCCCTCTCGTTCCTCCGTTGACGGCGCGTTTTCGTTCGGAATAAACGGTGGATTTTGAATCACTTTCAAGGGCCCCGATATGAGCGGTTTTCCGTTCGTGTCCGCCTTATCGGCAAACGCCACTCGCGCCGTCCTATTCCCCACGTCAACCGATGAAACTGTGCCTGTTCTCACAAGGTTAAGTAAATTCGTTTCGTTCATAATTTTTAACTCTCAACTCTCAACTATCAACTGTCAACTGTCAAAACTCGTCTTAATTTTAGTTGTAATGTGTATCCGCTCCCCGTCACGCTGTGGGTCGCGGTTTCGATGATATATTTACCATCAAACACCCCCCAACCACTTACCGCAACCGTAACGCCCGCAACAAGCCCGACATTCCCCACAAGTGTAAACTCCGCTGAAAATTCCGCCTTATTTTTTTGGCGCAAACGCTTCATGGCAAGTTGTCGCGCTTCATCACGGCTATTTACCTTTTCGTTTATTTCTAATGTCTGCCCGTCCTCCTCAGAGTCTCGCGGCGTGTACGTATATTCAATCGTCTGTCCGCTCTGTGGGTCGGTATAACTGACATGACATTTTGAATATTTCGTATCATTTGAAGACGTGCCAAAACGATAACTTTTAACGTCCGCCGCCCCACGCTTGATATTATAAACCGCCGCTTTTCTCTCAAAATCAGCTTCATCAAACAAAACAATTTTTTTCGCCGTGGCTTTCAAAGCAATGCCCGCGTTCTTACAAAGTCGTTGCAAAAAGACAATATCAGAGGTTTGAATTTGTTCGCGGCGGCTATAAAGCGGGTCATAAGCCGACAAAAACATACATTCCAAATTATTTTTATTGGCGATTTCTCCGGCAATCGCCGAAAGCTTTATATTTTCCCACGCCCTCGTCTTTTTCACCGTATTCACAGTAGAAGAATGAGGAAGCGAAACAGCTTTTAAAGCCACTTTCGCCCCCTGTCGCCCACCGCCCGAAACGTCAAATCCGTCAATCTCAAAAACACCGCAATCCAAAACGCTGTCCTTCCCGTTACCGTGCCAATTTTTTTGGATAATAATTGAGGAAAGTGTTAAACCCTTAATATCACTGTTGTTGGAATGAGCTGTCGTCTGTTCAACATCACCTATCAGCTGTTCGTCCACCCACCCATAAACATTTGACGTAATGCCGATAAGATGTATAGGGTGTAACGCCCCCTTCGCTATATGAGTAACTTTAGCCGTCCCTGCCGTCCGTGGGGTATGGTTAGCTGAAACTGTCGCAACCGATGAAACATAATGATGCCCACCCTTAAACTCAACAACGTCACCCATTTTAAACTCGTCCGTGCTAACGGTTTGAGCAGACGATGGCTTTTCTTTAAGCCACACAAGCCACCTCCCCTCTCTGTCATCAACCTCAATTCTCAAATCGTCCGCTTTATCCTCTTCATGGTCGGTGTAGGTCATTGACAGTAAATATTTATTTATATCCGCGCTTACATCAACACCATCTATCTTAACCACAATTTCAGTACGTCGCGCAAATTCACTATTATTCACAATCACAATTTCACCGCCTTAAAAAAATTTTTAACTTTTTTCATAAAAACTCTTGACACGTATGATTACACGTGTTATAACATAAATAAAACATCTTTAAGCAAGCACAAATTATCATTTAGGAGGTATCTTTATGAAAAAGGATTGTTATGTTTATCCTGCAATATTTGATTATGCCAATGATGGAATATCAATCTATTTCCCCGATTTAGTGGGTTGCAACTCGTGTGCCGATAATGACGAAGAGGCTTTCTTTATGGCGCGTGAAGCAATGGGCGGTTGGCTTTCAATCGCGGAAGAAGATAATGAAGATATACCAAATCCAAGTAAATTGATTGACGTTTCACTTGAACCGAATCAACGCGCTGTTTTAGAGCATGTTAACATATAG